ACGAAATAACTACGAGCTGCTCGTCTGGCCCTGAGCACGAAATCACCTATGTCAATGTCATACAGCCCAATGATGAAACACCTCAATATGACAATCTTTGTTTAGTTGGTATCAATGCGAAGGCTACCAGGGAATGGTCGCAATTCTCTCAATTTTCCGCGTATGTAACTGAGGGCATAAAAGTTAATAGCTTGCTCGGTAGCTACGAAAGCACCCATTTATTCCCAGAAATCTTGCATGATTTTATGCTAAATAAGCGTTACGGTTTAGGCAATGAAATCAGCGCAGAACAGATAGACACAGCATCCTTTGCTACTGCAGCACAATTCTGTCTTGACAATCGTTTTTTCTACGATGGCCCGAAGCTTAGTAATACGAATTGGCGGCAATGGGCTGCAGATACTGCAGCCACGCACTGTCTATTGCTGATCGAACGCGGCGGCGTGTTCTACTTGGAGCAGGCTATTCCTGAACAGCCCGAAATTCGCGGTTTATTTACGGCTGGTAATTGCATCAGCATGGAATTGACCATGGCAGAAGCCGAGCAGCGACAGCCTGTATCTATTTCAATCAAGTACAGGACAGAGGAGTATGGCGGTGCTGCGCCATCAGCAAGCACAGACCCAACCTATGGTTTGTTTCCCGAGCCACAGGAGCGCCTTGTGTATCACACGGCTTGGGGAGAGGGCGTGACCGAAAGCATTGATATATCGGACTACTGCACCAGTGAAAACCATGCCACGAAGGCAGCGCGTTACGTCATTGGTGCTCGCAAGCTATCCGATCACACGGTCAAGATTGCAACTACCTATGAAGCGCTCACAAGCTCCCTTGCACCTGGCGATTTTATCAAAGTCGCTTTGGATTACACGCATTACAATCAATTTGTAAATGGCGCTGTTACCGGAGACGGCAAGCTGGTATCGTCCACTGCCCTGGCGGATGGTGCATATACCGTTGTGTATTGGACAGGCGAGCAAGCGGCTGAAGTAATAGAAGGGACGTTGACCGTCAGCAACAGTGGAACCACTGCAAGTCCTGCTGGAATTGTCTTTACGGTCAAAACCGCAGAAATCATCACGCGCACATATCGAATCGACTCAATCCAGCCCAGCGACGACGGCTACGAAATTGAAGCCGTCCATACACCGCTTCTTTCTGATGGCACGCTCCAGCTTTACGCTGAATGGAGCGATGACTCGTACTGGACGACACTCTGATCATGGCAATTTTTCCAGCAGCAACGCCCACGGCAATGGATTTCACCGCACCGGAGTTTCCGGTTAAATCCAACACGTCGCTTAGCGGTGTCGTGTCTCGCCGTATTTTTGGTAACCGAGGCTCGCGCTCAGTGCTCAGCCTCAGTTTCGACAATATAACCGATGTTGTCGCCGCCGAATTTCTCGACACTTGGAACGAAGCAAAAGGGCAATTAGAGAGTCTTACTATCCCGGCCGCTGTGTTCACTGGAGCCGAATTGGCTTTGACGACTTATCTTGAAAACGGTGGCGATGATTTAATTTGGCATTTTGCGGAACCGCCTCAACTGCAGCGCGTGAAGCCAGGCGTAAGCAGTGTCCGAGTTACACTTGAGGCGACTCGTGATTCCTAGCTAAAGTAATCACAGATTGGAGTGAACCTTGGCAGTCCTTACTGGTAAAAATGGCGCTCTGCGCTGGAATGGAGGCACGATCGGTAAGGTCAGGTCGTGGTCGTTGAGCGTCAACAAGGACGCGCTAGAAACCACAGATCTCGGCAAATATGATCGAACATATACAGCCGGATTACGTGGAACGACTGGCAGCGCTGATTTGATGTACGATCCGGGAGAGGGTGGTGCCGTCGAATTGCTTAATAGCATTTTTGGAAATGATTCCACGGTGTCGCAGTCTGTTGAATTCGTTCTTGACTCTGCTGGCGGCAAGACTTTTAGTTGCAGCGCATTTTTAACAAGCGTTTCACCGAGCGTGAGTGTTGCCGATATTCAGGTTTGTTCAATTTCATTTCAAGTTTCCGGTCAGATTAGCGGTGGCTTCTGATAATGGCAGTTCTCGGCACGAATGGAATTGTCAGGCTAAGGCGAGATGCACCCAGCCCGATCGTGCTGCCAATATCTGTTGCGCGTGCAGATATTGATGTTTTTCTGGTTAGAAGCCAAGAATTTTGGAATGGAGATGAAGTAAGGCTTTTGTCCCCTGATGGACTGCCTTTATCAACGGATGCGTTGCCTAGTGGGGTTGGATGCTATTTCGGATCCTTTTGGGAGCTTGGATTAAATCGAATTCACGTAACAGCGGAAACGGCTTCATATTATGTAACAGACGATGACAGTGTTTATTTTTACAATCGCGGCACTCCGATCAATAGTGCAACTTATTATATTTATAGAGACAAACTAGATCGAATTAGTTTCTACAATACAAGGGCGGAAGCTCTTGGCGGAAGTCGCGATGACAGAATAGATATAAAACAGCTTGATTTTAAATATATTATTGTATCGGCCGCGGGAACGGAGGAATATGACAACGCAATTGCGGAATGCGTCGCAGCAGCCGGCGAATATAGGCTAAGTGATGTGACAGATGAAGTTACCTTGGAAAGCATCTGTGATTTCCCCCCACTTTTCTTGCAGCCAGTAGCTGGTTCGGCAGAGTATGACGATGCCGAGCTGCAGCCTCGTCGATGGATAAACGGATTCCCTTGGATTGTCCAAGGATGCATTGCCGAATGGAGCATTGAGCTTGATGCCGCTGGAATTAACACAACGGCGGTCGGCGATAAATTTGGCGAAAACGTAAAATCAATCGTCAGTGGCGGCGGGACATTTGATTTCGATATTGACAGAAAAGCCAGCAGTGACAGCTATGACGCAACCGCGTTAATGCAATTATTGCTTCTTACCGAGAAGGGCTGTAAGGCGGAAGCTGAGTTTTACATGATTTACGGAAGAGAAGAAAGCGGCTCGCGGCCGGATCTTCTCCCCGGCGATTTGTTTTATGAATGCGATATTTTGATTACGAACAGCGCCGTCAACACCAGGGCTGGTCAAATTATTGTTGGTACAGCGAATTTTGTTACCACTGGCCCGATTGAGCTTAGAATGGGCACATAAGCTCGACGCTGTACAGGGGGCTAAACGTGTCTGCCATTATTTTGCCTGGTCAAACTGGCGCGATCAATGATATCAATATTACTCAGGCTGATTACCGTGATCAAATTGCTGCTATTGCCATTGCAGCTCGCCGCTACTCCGGCGGCACTGATCAGGGCGTTAGCACCACATCGCTGTATGTAGACCCCGAAATCGGCGTTGACGACTGGAATGCAGGCGTCGCAGATGGCACTGCTGTACCGCCATTAACCAACCAGCAAATTACGGCAGGCTATTCCAAAAGCGCACCATTCAAAACCCTGCAGCGTGCGTTGATCGAAGCCGCCCGGCTGTCGATTGTTTCTGGGGCATCGAACGATCTTTATGACCGTGTGGTCATCCGCGTGTCACCAGGCGAGCATATTATTGACAATGCGCCCGCTGGTGCTGAAACTGTAAGTTCTTGGGGTAGCTCCTTTTCGCCCACTGCTGCAAACCTGCGTGCCTTTAATGGCAGCGGCATTGGCGTGATTCTGCCTCGCGGCGTTTCGATTGTTGGCGAAGACCTGCGTAAATCCGTTATTCGCCCTAGCACTGTTCCGGCTGCCAACCTTAATCCTTCCACTGCTCGCGGCGCTGTCTTCAAGGCGACTGGCGGATCATTCTTTTTCAACTTCACATTTAAAGATGCCATTGGCATCACTACTTCGCATCACCTACTGTCGGCATTTGAATTTTGTTCTGAAGCCGAGCTGAGCGCCTTCTACGCCAAAGTTGCCACTGCATTTGGCCTAAATCCTTCCGATACAGAAATCATCAATCCTGGTGAAACACAAATCACTACTGTTTATCCTGATGGTAGCGCTGTCCCTGAAGTGGATTCCACTCGCGGCAGCTCTCCTTATGTCTTCAACTGTTCGCTGCGTTCTGACTATGGAATGTGCGGCATGTTCCTTGATGGCAGCAAGGTAACAGGCTTCAAAAGCATGGTGGTGGCACAGTTCACCAACGTGTCCCTGCAAAAGGACATGAACGCATGGCAAATTTACAGCTCTGGCAGTTGGAGCGTCCCAGCAAATTATGCCGCCTACATCTCTTCTGATATCAATAATGTCCGTTATCGCATCGGGGGTGATATCAATCACGAAACAGGCTGTTATGAGGTTGATTATAGAAGCTTTGGCTTTAAATGTATCAACAATTCAATCCTTCAGGAAGTTTCTTGCTTTGTGATTGGCGATGCCGTTCACCACTGGACCGCAAGTGGCGGCGAATGCACTATTACCAATAGTAATTCCAACTTTGGTCTAACTGCGCTTCTCTCTTCGGGCTTCCGTGGTATTGGTACTGACGGAGGCGCTTTTGATCAAGACAGTGGTTTTATAGCAAAAGCCGTCCGCCGTGCTCTTAAGGTAAAAACTGACGGCAGCAACATCCGTCAAATCACCATTGGTACTGTTTCAGGCTACAACAGCAGCACTGGCGTACTGACGCTTGAAACAGCTTTCGATCCTAATCTTACATTCGGGCGGTACGGCTACAGCCTTAAAGAGAACGATTACCTTTGGATTGAAAATCGCAGTCGTGATACAGGCCCTGGTTATGTCCCTGGAGATAAAGACGCATCGTCTGCTATTGACGTAAGGGCAAAACTTGCTGCCACTCCTTGGGCGGAAGGTTCACCAACGCTGATCAATGTCAATCCAAGTGGCGACTTGGCGATCAACAACATCACAACAATGGATCCGGCAGTACTTGTCGGCAATCGCGTTTATATTCGTCGCCTTGTTGACACGCGTACTCCCGAAGAGCGCAAGTATTCCATCATTACTGAAAACAGCAATCCAACCACTACACGTCGGCCTGTTGGTAATTTCATTGCCCGCCTAGGTAACCGCACTGGCCTTAGTACTCAGCTTGACCCAGCCAACGGTTCTGGAGAAGTCTTTCTTGTTTCTGAATCGACGATTGACAATGCAGGTGGTGGCGTCTCAAGCAGTCGGTTCAATGTTGTACTGCGTCCTGGCGATTCTGCTAGTAGTTTTATTCCTGACAATTATTATCGCGTTGGCACGCCTGCTTCTAATTCCAATCGTATTTATCGCTCTAAGCGTAACGAAACGTTTAGCTCCTTTTCAACTGACGAATGGGAGCCCACGCTGCCGATGCTTACGAACGAGCGTGGCATTGAATCCTTGCGCATTGCCATTGGCGTTGAATTGCTGATTGACAAAGATCTATCCAATGATCCAGATAGCACTGACCTTGGCGTAAATCAAGAAACCGACGCTGATGTGTTGGCGCAAGTGCGTAGCGCCACTGATTATCGAGGCGTTGGCGATTTTATGTTGGCAGTTGGTTATAGCACAACCAATGTTGATTCAATCCTTTCGCTGCAAACAAGCACTACAACGCGTGATTGGGATCCTTCGGCACTTAGCAGTCCAGCCCCTAGCGGAAAGCTAAGCGCTCGTGGTTACTGGCCTTTGGAATTTAATCGTCCGAGTCTGATTCGTGCTTTTGGTCAAGCATATGAATGGGCCGGTCAGGGCAACTATTCCAAGGCAATGCCCAAGTACCAAGTGAGTGCCTTGAGTGATCAACACAAAATTGATTACTTTGCCGTCAATCACATGGGCGGTCGCGTTTATAACACTGGCTTTAACGAAGATGGCTTGATCGTTCAAGGCGACACAATCAATGACCTTGGCACCAACACTGTTGTTACCACTGAAACGGCTGGCCTCGGTGCGCTAGGTGGAGATCCAGATTTTCCCGTTGTACCTACTAGTTTCGACACACTGACGGTCACAGACGAATTCAACGCTCTTCAAGAAGCCAATTTCAACAATATCAATATCAATGGCGTTATTGATGGTGCCCCAACGTTTGCGCCAAACTTCCTGCCAGTTGCGAGCGAAACAGTTGAAGGCGTGATTGAGCTTGCCACTTCGGCTGAAGTGGCGGCATTCAATGAAATCGACAAAGCTGTAACACCTGCCACGCTTGGTGATTTGCGTGGCGTAGCAGATGGCTTTGCCTCTTTAGATGGTACTAGCAAGGTTCCGACCAGCCAGCTACCCAGCATTCCTGCATCCAATCTCCCCGATGCTTCCACCACTCAAAAAGGCATCATTGAAATTGCAACCAATGCTGAAGCCGCTGCTTATAGCGACACATCCCGAGCGCTGGTGCCGAGCAATCTTGCAGCATTGCGTGGTGCGGCTAATGGTCTTGCAACGCTAGATGGCAGTTCGCTGTTGCCTACTGCGCAACTTCCTGAGATTCCACTGGCCAACATCCCAACGTTGACCAATGCCAAACTGCCGGTATTGGAGCTAGCCAAGCTTCCGACCATCCCAGCAAATAAACTACTAACTGTGCCAGTGGCATGGGTGAGTGGCAATACGAATTTTGATCTTAGTGGCAACTTCACCTTCGCCCATAGCGGCGTAGCAGCAACACTTGCCTTTGGCGCACCGACTACAACTGGTTACATCGGCACTTCAGGCTTCATCTACGTGACCAATGCAACTGGCGTTGCGCTTACTGGCATCGACAATGCAAATTGGAAGGGTGCCGTTAACACTTGGGTGAATCCAACAAATAATACAGTTGGCCTCACTGGTAATTTGATTATTGGTTACTACATTGCCGCTGCTAATACAGTGGTGTACACCGCATCAATGGTGAGCTGAGATGGCATGTAATTCAGTCCCCGTATTTTTTGGTGCCAAGGCTCGCACGAAAAAACCCCCCGGTATTGATGTGACAAGTATTACTGACTTGTCGGGATCCATGGGGAATTATGCAGCTTTTATTTCAGCGCAGGCTACTTTCGAAGCTCTTGAAAATGCGCTTTTAGCGCAAGGAATCGGGATTTTATCTTCCAATCGTTATAGTTTTGCTACTGGCGGCACTCCAGCCACGACGCTGCCTGGCATTGAACGCAATGTCATTGTTAATGGCGTGTCTCAACGATGGGCGCCTGGCGCCAATGTACTGGACGGTACAGCAACGTTCCCAGCGTTAACGGCTAATCAAGGCGGCGGCACTGAAGACATGGGCATTGCCGCCAATTTGATGACAAACAATGATAGGGGCTACTTGACAGGCAATGAACGCATCATCATTGCTGGCTCTGACGAACAAAGCTATGGCGCGACGTTCACCGTAAGCCCCACGTATCCCCATCGTTATGTTGGTGTGCATGAAGTGACGCTTAGCATCACCGAACCTGCTGGCCCCAATCCAGTGCCTGCTGGTACGCTGATTGGTTTTGTCTACACCACTGCAACAACTGGCGCAGCAATTTACGATAATTCTGGTTCACTGAACTATCGCCTTGCAGTGCCAGTGGCGAACATGACGGCAACTGCAACAGGCGGCACTCTTCAGATCAATGTTGACCATGCCGAAACGACAAATGGCGCTATATACGACATTGATATTGATTTCACATTACTCGGCGAATCCCTAGGTACTGTATTGGGACAGTACTTATACGACGTGAGCTAAATCGTTAGACTGCAAGTACCGGCCTATGCCTGGTCTCCTTCGGCTCTATAGTCATGTCCCTGCAGATTCAGCTCAAGAAGAGCGCCGTTTCACAAAAGCAGCCTTTCGCCAGTGATCTGGCTGTAGGCGAACTGGCGCTGAACTATAACGCCGATGGTCCGTTCCTTACTTGCAAGGACAGCGCTGGTAATGTTCGCAAGCTGAATCACGTATGGGTGGGGGCTACGGCTCCTACTTCTCCGGGTGCGGGTGATCAATGGCTGGATACCAGCGCTGCTACGGCAGTGTTGAAGGTTTATAAGGATTCCAGCTCGACGTGGGTGAATGCAACGACAATCCCGATTGCCACTACCAGTGTGTATGGCACGGTACGTCTTGCCACTACTGCTGACGTAACCAACGGCACTTCGGGCAAGATTGTTGATGCCGCTCAGTTACAGAGCAAAGTTTCCGAAGTTCTATCAAATAATGTAAACTTAAACGGCAATTTAACCGTCAATGGCGATCTAACTGTCGATGGCACCACGACAACCATTGAAACCACCACGCTGACGGTTGAGGATAAAAACATTGAAATGGGCGTGGTTGCAACGCCCACTGATACCACTGCTGATGGTGGTGGCATCACGCTGAAAGGCGCCACTGATAAGACAATCAACTGGGTGAATGCCACTGATGCGTGGACTAGCAGCGAGCGTTTCAATTTGCCTGCTGGTACGGCTGCAGCACCATCGCTAATTCTGAACGGGGACGTAAATTCTGGCCTCTATTCCCCGGGCGCAGATCAAGTAGCCATCTCGACTAATGGCATTGAACGGCTAAGAATTGATTCATCTGGTCGTATCGGAGCGGGAGATCAAAGAACATCTACTGGAATATCATTTCGATTAGCACTTCCTGCTACAGGAAGTGTTTATACTACACAGGTGTACGCTCTTGGTCAAATACAAAGTGATGTAACTAATTCGCATACTGTCTTCAAGAGCCTAGGTCAGACCCAAGCCGCAAGTTTTACCCTAGGAACTGTCAAGCACTTTTCCGCAGAGCAGGGAACTTTTGGTGCTGGGTCAGCCGTAAATAGTCAATTCGGATTTATTGTTGAGCCAAGCGTAATTGGTGCAAGCAGTAATTACGGATTTTTCAGCAGTATCCCTAGCGGCACAGGTCGCTGGAATTTTTACTCAAATGGCACTGCAGATTCTTATTTCGCTAGCAACAATTTTATCTTTGCCAATGGCGGCACTGAGAAGGCTCGTATTAATTCTAGTGGACGTCTAGGTCTGGGGACTAGCTCGCCAGATGCTCTTTTAACCGTTAATGGCGTAGGCGCCCACGGTCTTGGTTCTGCTGCAGCTCCATCGTTTGCTTTTACTGGCGACCTCAACACCGGCATTTATTCCCCCGGTGCAGACCAAGTAGCCATCTCGACTAATGGCACTGGGCGGTTGTTTGTTGATGCGAATGGAAGGGTTGGTGTTAATTCAGCAAGTAATAGCGCAGAGTTTGCGGTGTTTAGCGGCTCGCAAGCCAACATCAAAGCATGGTATGCAGGCGGAACAGGTGTAGATCTATATGCACAGGCGTCCGATTGCGGTATTTATAATTTTGACAATACTCCACTTTTGTTTGCCACAAATGGCTCCGAACGCCTCCGCATCACATCGGACGGGAAACTAGGTCTGGGGACTAGTAGCCCTAGCTCGTTGTTGCATCTTTCATCTGCCACAGGCAGTGCAAGCCCAACTCCGACAGAAATCTTTATTCAGTCAACTACAAACGCTGGAGACTGGTCCACTACTCTTCCTTGGGCTAGGTTAAATTTTTACAGTAGTGATACCAGCACTTCAGGCGGCAAAACAGAGGCCGCTGTTGACTTAGTAAAAGATGGACCATCTGGCGGACTGTCTAATATTTCGATTAAAACTCACGATGGTACATCCCTGAACGAAGCCGTTCGGGTTAAGTTTGACGGGAAAGTAGGGATTGGCACTACTGCGCCTAACTCGATATTAAACGTTGCCAAAAATAGCTCTGACACTGCTCATACTGCAACAAACTACCCGGCAACGGAGTCAGGAATTCTTGTTGATAATCTTGAAGGTACGACGGGAACATATGCCGCTGTGACAATGCGAGCCAGTAATGGCTCAACAACGCAAGCTGGTTCAATTCTTGCTAAGTCTGTTGCTGCCGGATTTTCCCCTGAAATTCACTTCAGCCAACGCACTGGCAGTGGCGTGAATCAAAGTCGAATGATTATCGACAGCTCCGGCAGGTTGTTAGTTGGCACGTCTAGTGCGCGTGCAAATTTCTTTAATTCCAGCGCGACCCCATCCACACTACAAGTAGAAGCAACCAGTAGTACTTCTGGCTTTGGTTTTATTTCAACTGTTTACAACAGCAATGATGCAAACGCTACGGCAATAATCATTGGCAAAACAAGAGGTACGGCAATAGGCGGCAATACAGTAGTAAATTCAGGTGATAATATCGGTTCTCTTTCGTTCCAAGCATCAGACGGAACAGAGCTTGTACCAGCAGCAACAATCAGTGCAGCAGTAGACGGCACTCCTGGCGCTAATGACATGCCGGGCAGACTAGTGTTCTCCACTACTGCCGACGGAGCGAGCAGCCCGACGGAGCGATTGCGTATAGCTCAGGATGGTCAACTTACGTATAACTTTACTTCTAGTAACGCCTTTCGGTTGGTCAACGCATCAGCAGGCGGCAAGACGGGGGCAATCCAGATTTACAACAGCGGGGTCTTCAATAGTTTTACAAGTCTTTCCTTTAATGTTAATTCAAACGGCGACGTTACTAACACTAACAACTCCTACGGTGCCATCTCCGACATCAAGCTGAAGGAGAACATTGTTGATGCAAACTCCCAATGGAATGATCTAAAGGCTCTCCAAGTCCGTAACTACAACTTCAAAGAAGGCCAGACTCACACCCAAATCGGTCTAATCGCCCAAGAGGTTGAACTTGTCTCCCCTGGTCTCGTCAGCGAATCTCCTGACCGCGACGAAGACGGCAACGACCTTGGCACCGTCACCAAGAGTGTCAACTACTCGGTGCTCTACATGAAGGCAGTGAAGGCGCTGCAGGAAGCAATGGAGCGGATCGAGGTGTTGGAAGCCAAAGTGAACGCTCTCGAAGGCAACTAGTCCTACTCACTAATAACCCACGCTGCCCGCTTAACGGCGGGCTTTTTTGTATCTAATCTGAAGCGCACGGACTGAGCTAAGATTAAACAGACAAGTCTTTCTGACTAATGGCTGATACGTACACCTGGGGCATCGCCAACTTAGAACGTCACGTAGCTGACGGTGTGGTTTACACTTCGCACTGGACTGTAAACGCTGAGCGCACCACGGCTGCCGGCGACACCTTTACCGCAGGCGCTTATGGCTCCGTAGGTTTTGGCGATCCCGATCCCAAAAAGT